CGATATTATTCCAGCTAGAGACAATGGTCCTCATATCCTTGGTGATGTCTTCGAAGCAATCAATATGTACAATTGGGACTTGATTATTCTTCATCCTCCATGCACGGCACTATCTGTATCAGGTAACAAGACATACGGAGCAGGCAAAGAGAAGAATTACCTACGTAAGGAATCTCTTATCTGGACTAAAGAGCTTTTCGAACAGGCGAAGATCAAGGCTACGATTGGCGTGTGCTTGGAGAATCCGGTAGGTGTACTCTGGAAGTACCTAGATGAAACACCACAATATGTGCAGCCTTGGATGTTTGGCCATACGGAACAAAAGAAAACTGGTTTACTCCTACATAATCTACCAAGGCTACATCCAACTAATAACGTATACGAAGAGATGATGAAATTGCCACGTAAGGAACGAGAAAAGATTTTCTACATGTCTCCTTCAAAGGACCGAGGCAAGGAGCGAAGTGTAACATACAAAGGTATCGCCGAGGCTATGGCAGAACAGTGGGGCTAACTTGACTACACACCTAATTATTCCTGACCAACATGCCCACCCTCACCATAGTAATAAGAGGGCTGAGTGGGTAGGTAAACTAATTGCTGATGTAAAACCTGACGTGGTGGTAAACCTTGGTGATGCAGCAGACATGCCTTCTCTGTCCTCTTATGACAAGGGAACCAAGGGCTTCATTGGCCGTACCTACCGTGCTGATGTTGATGCACATCTTGACTTTCAAGATCGCATGTGGTCACAGGTACGTAAACAAAAAAAGAGGTTGCCTTACAGGGTGTTCTGTGAGGGCAACCATGAGGAACGTATCAAACGTGCAATCAACCAGAGTCCTGAACTAGAGGGAACCTATGGCCTCAAGGACTTGGAGCTTGAAAGGTACTATGATAATGTCGTCGAGTACGAAGGAACTACTCCGGGTGTCATTAGCATCGACGGTATTTATTACGCTCATTATTTTGTCAGTGGTGTCATGGGGCGGGCAATAGGTGGTGAACACCCTGCTTACACACTGACTACCAAGAAGTTCGTATCCTGTACTCAAGGCCATGCACACACTCTGGACTATTGTGTACGTACTGACGAGAGTGGACGCAAGCTGATGGGCCTAGTGGCTGGTTGTCTCCAAGATTACAAGACAGATTGGGCAGGTGATGTCAACAAACTGTGGTGGTCTGGTATTCCTATCAAACGTAATGTCCATCGTGGTGTATACGACCTACAGCTTGTGAGTCTCAATGCTTTGAGGAAAGAGTATGGTTGATGGTTGACTATACAGAACTAGCAGAGCAGCTACTTGATATGTACCCTTCACTCGAAGACTTGTTTGAAAGCAACGATCTCACAGTTGAAGACGTAGTTGCTCGACTTATTGAAATTGGATTGATTGAGGTTCCAAATGTACTATGAGATCAAAGAGTGTTGTGAAGACTTACTAAAAGAGATTGAAGAAGTGAGAAAGAAACAGAAAGAAATCGAAATAAGCCTAGCTGCTATGGAAAATCTTATTGAATGGTTGGAAGAACGTGACTCCTAAGAAACCCTTCCGTACTAAACTGGGTGAAGACACGTTCAACCGTAAGTATCGTCACGATGGTTGTGAGACTTGGCCTGACCTCTGTCGCACCCTTGTCAATCATGTATGTGCAGACCGCATGAAACCTGATGAGAAGACCCAACTCATTGAATACATGAGTGAGATGAAGTTCATCCCCGGTGGTCGTTACCTCTACTACGCAGGACGTGATGCTCCCTTCTTCAACAATTGCTATCTATTGAAAGCAGAGGAGGACACAAGGGAAGACTGGGCTGATCTCTCATGGAAGTCTGAGTCCTGTCTGATGACTGGTGGTGGTATCGGTATCGACTACTCTGTGTACCGGCCCAAGGGTAGTACTCTTGGTAGGACTGGTGGTGAAGCCAGTGGTCCGATTCCCAAGATGTACATGATCAATGAGATTGGACGTAACGTGATGCAGGGTGGGTCTCGTCGCTCTGCTATCTATGCCTCTCTCAACTGGAAGCACGGTGATGCACAGGATTTCCTTAAGATTAAAGACTGGGATGAACAGCAGGTGGCTGGGACTGACGGCCTCACTATTGGTGATCTCAAGCGGAACGACTTCAACTTCCCTGCTCCCTTGGACCAAACTAACATCTCTCTGAACTATGATACTGAGTGGCTACTCAACTATCTGACTACGGGAGAGTATGGTGATACATTTAGGGAGAATGTTCGTCAGGCTCTTAAGACAGGAGAACCCGGTTTCTCGTTTAACTTCTTTGATAAGGAAGGAGAGACACTCAGAAACGCTTGCACAGAAGTTTGTAGTGCTGACGATAGCGATGTCTGTAATCTTGGGTCTGTTAATCTATCTCGTGTTGAGTCAATTGGCGAACTGGCTGCTGTTGTTCATCTTGCTACGAAGTTTCTCATCTGTGGTACACTGAGTGCCAAGCTACCTTACGATAAGGTGTACGATGTGAGGCAGAAGAACAGGCGTCTTGGTCTCGGATTGATGGGTCTACACGAATGGCTGCTGGTGCGGGGATACAAGTATGAAGTCACAAAGGAACTCCACCAGTGGTTGGAAGTATATCGTGGTGTCTCTGATGATACGTCACGTAGGTTTGCTGACGAGCTTGGTGTTTCTCGCCCTGTTGCTAACCGCGCTATCGCACCCACTGGTACTATTGGTATGCTTGCTGGGACTACCACTGGTATCGAACCACTCTTTGCCGTGGCGTACAAGAGGCGATACCTGACTGGTTCCAACAGGTGGAAGTATCAGTATGAGGTGGATCAGGTAGCTCGTACTCTCGTTGAACAGAAGGGAATCAACCCTGAGAAGATCGAGAGTGCAGGAGACTTGGCTACTGACTTTGAACGAAGGATCAAGTTTCAGGCTGACGTTCAGGACTACGTAGACATGAGCATCAGTTCAACGATCAACCTACCCAAATGGGGATCAAAGGACAACAACGATGATACCGTGGAAAGATTTAGTTCCATTCTTGCAGCTTATGCCCATCGTCTTAGGGGCTTCACTTGTTATCCTGATGCTGCTCGTGGTGGTCAGCCACTTACAGCAGTAAGCTACAAGGAAGCAGTGAGTCAGCTAGGCACTGAGTTTGAAGAACACGTAGTGTACAACGATGTGTGTGACCTGACAGGTGGAGGTACGTGTGGAGTATAAGGAATTTAAGGAACGTGTTGCTCTAGAGGAGGCTGCGCTAAGCAAACAGATCGGTGGCACGCACTACAAGGACTTCAAGATTCAGCCCATTGAGTACATCACCAAGAACAACCTAGGCTGGTGTGAGGGCAACATCGTGAAGTACATCTCTCGTCACCACATGAAGGGTGGTAGGGCAGACGTGGAGAAAGTGATTCATTACTGTGAACTTCTTCTTGATTTGGAATACGGAGGTAAGAAGTAAAGCCATAACTACTATAGCATGGGACGGTGACACCATTGCTTGTGACTCCTACATGACAGGAGATTACATCATGGACAATATGCAGAAGGTGTTCCTTCACGATGATAAGTATTATTGTTGTGCAGGAGAATACGCTAAGGCTCTCAGTCTAATCGACTACCTGCTTGATGTGTCTGATAGCAAGGTGGATTGTGAGGGCTGTGAGGTGCTGGTAGTAGACAAGGTGACCAAGAGAGCGCTGCTCTACTCCAATTCTCTTCGCCCCTTCCCTGTTGAAGCACCGTTTGCCATGGGTACCGGTGCTGCATACGCTCTTGCGATTATGTTACATCATATAGATATAGATGATAGATGTTTACTTGATATGTCCGCTATTGAGGCTGTTGATATGGCACGCAGACTAGACCCGTATACTGGTGGTGAGATTAAAATCTACGAGACTTAAGACAAAAGAAGAAACCCCCAAGGAGCAATCCAAGGGGGTTTTTATTTAGTTTTAACTATTGAGATTGTTTGCTACTTTGAGTATGTAGTCTCTAGTTTCCTTGAAGGGAATCTTGTTCCTCCATTCCTCAGGTGTGATCTCTCCTGAACTGGGATCACCAAACTCACTGATCCATTTGTTCACATTACCCGGTCCGGCATTGTATGCCGCCAGAGCCACTGTAACGCTCCCATATCGCTGAATCATGGCGTTAAGGTAGTCCCTACCCACTCTCACCTTTTCCTCATGAGAGTCGTTCTGAGCTGGTCTCACACCATATCCGGGATCACGGAGGGTTTCAGGCATTGTTTGCATGGCACCCTGTGCACCCTTGTCACTCACTGCCTGAGCATTGCCACCACTCTCCGTCTGCATCACTGCATTGACCAACTGGTCAGGGGAGGCATCGGCAAAGGTGGCCGAGTCAATAGCCGTGGTAGGGCGAGCCTGAGGCTGAGGAACCTGATCCTTTAGGGACTGTAGAGTAGCAGCCTGATCAGTACTGTCACCTTGTTCCTGTCCACCCAGAGCATCCCAGATTGTCTTACCAAGGCGACCAAAGAAACCCGGCTGCTTCTGTGCTCCAAAGTCGATACTCATCTGACCGAAGAGGTTGAGAAGCTGGCCCTGTACGTCACCACCTCGAAGCTCAAGTATCGGACGAAGGGTGCTGAGAGCTTGATTGATATCCTCTACCGCAGTCTTGGCATTACCCGCTTCCACACCAGAGGTGATTGCATCAGCAGCAGTGAAGATGTTACGAGCAAATGGGTTGTCAGTCGAGGGATTGTCAGGACTACGACCCATCTGGAAGTTCAACTGGAGAGTGTTCGGATCAAAGGTGATATTGGCACCCGAACTGGTGATACCAGTAGACACCGAGTCAGCCTGAGTCTTGAAGTAGTTGAGGAACCTCTGCTCTGCCGACTGACGATACAGTTCAGCAGCACCGGGGTTGGTCTTCTCCAACTTCTTCACTCTGTCAGTGATTGCAGGATTGTACATCTTGGTCCAGAGTGCAGCTTGATCCTTCTGCTTGAACTGAGAGAACAGACCGAAGCTGTTCTTACCATAGGCAAAGCTGATCATGTTGACAAGAGCCTGATCGCTCATCTCGTTGGAAGACACAAGACCAGAGAACTTGTCCAGTACCGCAGCATAGTCTTTAGGCTGGGCTCCCATTTCCTTGAGCTTACCGAACTCGTCAATGATTGAGGTGGCTTCACCCGTTGCAGCCCTTGAAGCTACATCAGAGGACAGGAAGTCAGCAGTCGCATCTACAGCACTGAGCCCTGTTTTAGATGTAAAGATAAGAGAGGCAACCTGAGGACCAAGCCTATCCACCATCACTGAGAAATTGCGCATAACAGGATTGCTTTCGTAAAACCGGCGAAGGTCTACGTCCTTTACAGCTTCATTATAAGCTGCGTTAGCAGCCATCACACCGTAATCCTTGTTGTAGATCGCAGTGCGAAGAGCATTCAGACGGCCAAGCTGATCCTGTTTGATCTGCTCAATCTGATTGGGGTCGTTGATTGCAGTACGCAGAGTG